GTTAGGTATGAGCCCACAGGTAAGGAGTTGCGTGATGAGTCAGCACGGTAGAACGACGGCGAAGAAGGGTCGGAGCCCGGATGGTGCTCATTTTTCTCAGATTCCGAGCGCGAATATTCCGCGGTCGGCTTTTAACCGCAGTTGCGGTTTGAAAACCACTTTTGATAGTGGTTTTTTGGTTCCTATTTTTTGTGATGAGGCTTTGCCTGGGGATACGATGTCTCTGTCGGTGGCTACGTTTGCGAGGATGTCGACGTTGCTTCATCCGATTATGGAGAATCAGTATCTTGAGATGTTCTTTTTTGCTGTCCCCATGCGGTTGCTGTGGGACAACTGGGAGAAGTTTAATGGCGAGCAGACCGATCCGGGTGACTCGACGAATTTTCTGATCCCTACGACGGTGGCGCCTGTTGGCGGTTACCCTGTTCTTTCGCTGAGCGATTATATTGGGATTCCGCCGTTGGTGCCCGATGTGGTGCACAGTGTTATGTGGCATCGGGCGTATAATTTGATTTATAATGAGTGGTTTCGGGACGAAAATTTACAGGATTCTGTTGCCACGAATACGGGAGATGGTCCCGATGCGGAGACGGATTACGTGCTCCTTAGGCGCGGTAAGCGCCATGATTATTTCACGAGCTGCTTGCCCTTTCCTCAGAAGGGTGCGGCGGTGGTTCTTCCTTTGGGAACGGTTGCGCCGGTGGTTGCAACGGGTGATAAGATTCCGATTTTCGATGCGGTTGCTGGTGGCAATCCGCGGAATTTAGAGGACCTGGGCGCAGGTAGTGATGCGCGTTTTAGTATTTCAGGTCCTGGCGGCGCGAATGCGATGCTTTGGGTTGATCCGAAGTTGGAGACTGATTTGACGGCCGCGACGGCGGCGACGATCAACCAGATTCGCGAAGCGTTTCAGATCCAACGGTTGTTCGAGCGTGATGCGAGAGGTGGGACTCGGTATACGGAGATTATCCGGTCCCATTTTGGTGTTGTTAGTCCTGACATGCGTTTGCAGCGGCCCGAGTATTTGGGCGGTGGTCAGGCTACTATTATGGTGAATACGGTTGCCGCTACGTCGGGGACCGTGACTCCGATTGGAGATTTGGCTGCGTATGCGACGGCTGCGACGGTAGGTCGCGGTTTTATGAAGTCGTTTACGGAGCATTGTGTGATTATTGGTCTTGCTTGCATTAGGGCTGATTTGAATTATCAGCAAGGCCTGGAGAGGCAGTTTTCGAGGTCTACTCGTTTTGATTTTTATTGGCCGGCGTTTTCCCATTTGGGGGAGCAGGCTGTTTTGAATCAGGAGATTTTTTTGCAGGACCCTGCGGGTCCTGACAATTTGGCTGTGTTTGGATACCAGGAGCGTTATGCGGAGTATCGGTATAAGCCTTCTCTGATTACGGGGCATATGCGATCAGCGGCCCCGTTGAGTTTGGATACCTGGCATCTTGCTCAGGATTTTGCGGCTTTGCCGGTTTTGAATGCGGCGTTTATTGTGGAGGATCCACCGGTGGCGCGTGTGGTTGCTGCGCCGACGTTGCCGGATTGGTTGTTTGATGCTTGGTTTTCGTATAAGTGTGTGAGGCCTATGCCGGTTTATAGCGTGCCTGGAATGGTGGATCATTTCTAATGGCTGCCGCTGGTCTAGTTGGTATTGGCGCCGGTTTCGGCGCGTCAGAGCTTTCGAAGAAAGCGGCGAAGCGAGCTGCTTCGAGGCAGCGTAAGTTCGTTCGTAAGATGGCGGAGACCGCCTATCAGCGAACGATGGCTGATATGCGTGCTGCGGGTTTGAACCCGATTTTGGCGTATCAGCGGGGTCCGACGCCTACTGGCGCGGTTTCTGTCGCGCACACTCCTGATTATGCAAGGGCGATAGCGGAAGGTGGTGCGACTGGTGCTGCGGTTACGCAGGCGTCTTCGGCGAAAGCTCAGAGACGTGCCCAGGTCCAGTTGATGGCTGGGCAGATAGAGGTTGCGCGGACGCAGAGTCAGTTGAATCGTGCGTTGACGACGGAACCGGATTATAGGAATGCGTTGCGGCGCCGTGAGGCGCTGAAGACGGAGTTTGAAGGTCGTATTATTGCGACTGAGTTGCCGGCGGCGAGTGCGAAGGAAGTTTTTGATCGTTCCGAAGCGGGCCAGAAGGCTCGCGGGGCGCAGCGCGCTGCGGATCGTTTCTGGCGTATTTTGGGTCCGCTTGGCGGAGTTGGTGCCCGAGCTGTGACGAGGGGTAGACGATGACGAAGAAGAAGGTTGATGATGTCGAGGTTGTTAAGCGGCCGTTTGCTCAGGATTTTGGCGGAGTCTCTCGGACGAAGCAGAGCTTTAAGGATGACTGTGATATTAACGTCATCACTGCTCAGTACGTGCGGACAGGATTGCTGTCGCATGTGAATCGGCAAGTTCCGATTTATGGTGATTTTTCGCAGGCTACTGATTTGCATACGAGTAAGTTGCTAGTTCAGAGGGCTGACGAAGAGTTTATGGAGCTTGATGCTCATATCCGGGCGGTTGCTGAGAACGACCCGGTAAAGTTCCTCGAGCTCCTGGCGAGTGAGGAGGGAGCTCGGGAGCTCCAGGCGGCGGGTCTCGAGCTCGCGATCCCGGAAGTGGTCGCGGAGGATGTGAAAGAGCCTGTGGCGAAAGAACCTGAGGTGAAAGAGCCTGTTGCGAAGGAACCTGCACATTAGTATTACTTGATATCTAATGTGTTTAGTGACACCTTTTTGGGTGTCACGTTTTTTCTTTTCCGTAACTTGTTGTTTTTGAAGGAGGTTTTGATGGCGTACCGTAAGCGGGTGTCGAGGGGATCGAGCAAGCGTAATTTCAAGCGTGGGACGCGGGTAGCGCGTCGTAATACAAGGGCCAGGCCCATGCGTGGTGGCTGGCGGATCTAGCGGCTATGGCGTGCACGCGGCCGCTGAAGGCCTATAGAGGCTCCGGCGGAAAGATTGTGTTTAAGGTGACGGATGGTTTTTATGATCAGCCGCTGGAGTTGCCCTGCGGTCGGTGTATGGCGTGCAGGATTGAGAAGTCTCGGCAGTGGGCTGTTCGGTGTGTGCACGAAGCCCAGATGCATGAGCGGAATTGTTTTATCACCTTGACTTATTCGGATGAGTTTCTGCCGAGGGATCTTTCCCTCAGTGTTGTTGACTGGCAGAAGTTTGCGAAGAGGTTGCGTAAACGGCTTGGTCCGTTTAGGTTTTTTCATTGTGGAGAGTACGGAGAGAAGTATTTGCGACCCCACGATCATGCTTTGCTGTTCGGGCAGGATTTTTCTGCGGACCGTTACTCCTTCGAAGAGAAGGATGGTTCGGTCTATTGGAGGTCGCCGGTTCTTGAGAAGCTATGGCCGTACGGATTTTCGACGATTGGTAACGTGACGATGGCAAGTGCCTCGTATGTGTCGAAGTATTGCATGAAGAAGTTGAATGGAGAGAAGGCCGAGCGCGCGTATCAGCGCGTGGATGATGTGACCGGTGAGGTCTGGAATGTTAGGCCTGAGTATATTACGATGTCTCGTCGGCCCGGTCTCGGGGCGACGTGGTTTGAGAAGTTCGGGGACGATGTGTTCCCCGATGATTTTGTCGTGAGCGACGGTCGGAAGTTTCGGCCGCCGCTTTTTTACGACGTGCTCCTTGGCCGTAAGAGCCAAGAGGAGCTATTGGTTTTGAAGGCTAAGCGCCGTGCGCGTGCCTTGTTGAATCCGGAGAGTTTCGAACGGATGGCTGTGCGTGAAGTGTGTGTTGAAGCGAAGCTGAAGTTGAAAGCTGGATCTAAGCTGTAGTGGTTAGTTTGAAGTTTATTGTATGGTTTTATTTTTTGTGTTTAGTGATTCTTGTGTTTGTTTTTTTTAAGTTTTTAGGTTTTTTTAAGATTCTAATGTATTAAGGAGGTTTCATATGTCTAAGTTGTTGCTCTTCACGGTTTTTGATTCTAAGGCTGAAGGTTATTTGCAGCCTTTTTTTGCGGTTACGGAAGCGGTTGCGCTCCGTATGTTTATGACTGCGGTGGAAGATCCGCAGCATGATTTTCATCGTTTTGCGGAAGATTATACGATGTTTCGGATTGGCGAGTTCGACCAGGCCGAAGGTGTTTTGGTTTCTGAGATAGGTGTGTGCGTCGCTAAGGCGCGTGATCTTGTTAGGTATGAGCCCACAGGTAAGGAGTTGCGTGATGAGTCAGCACGGTAGAACGACGGCGAAGAAGGGTCGGAGCCCGGATGGTGCTCATTTTTCTCAGATTCCGAGCGCGAATATTCCGCGGTCGGCTTTTAACCGCAGTTG